ACAATATATGCCTCTTATCCTACAAGCACTGCCGTAATTGTTGGATCAGGTGCATCTGTATCTCAACTGAATACCATTCCTGTTATAGGAGGATCTAATTATGTAACTGCTTCTGATGTTGAAACATTCGCAATAACTGGTAAAGGCACTGGGTTAAAAGTGTCGATAACAGGTGTCACTAATGGTGTCATAACTAATGTTAGTGCAACTCCAACTACAGGTGCAATAGGAAGTGGATATCAAGTAGGTGATATTGTGGGTATAGTTACGACATCAGTTGGTACTAAAGGTGGCACAGGTCGAGGTGCTCAACTTAGCATCGCATCTGTAAGTGATATCAACACTCTATTCTTAACAAATATACAAGCAGAAAGTGGATCATATGGTCCAAATGCTGGTATCGGTATTACTCTTGTTAATGATAATGGATCAATAACAGCTGTACCTGGTCAAATTACATCAAGAAGTTTTGATTCTGGAGCAAATGCAGGAAACGTTATGAAGGTTAATCATTTTAATCATGGTATGCATTCTAACTCAAATAAGGTTTCTTTAAAAAATATTGAATCAGATGTTCTTTCTACTACGTTAAGTGATACACTAGGGAGAACGATTACAGGACAAATTAGTGTGGCATCAACCATTCAATTTGCTAACTTTGAGGGAATACCAGTAAATAATACAAATATTGGATATGTTAAAATTGGAAATGAGGTTATTGGGTATTCTGCAGTAACTTCAGGAAATGGTGATGCTGGAACTTTAACCATTGCAGCAGGTGGAAGAGAAATAGAGGGATTAGCTACAAATCATGAAGTAGGATCTGTTGTTAGAAAACATGAATTATGTGGTGTATCAATAAGAAGACTTGAGGTTAAAAGAAATGTTTTAGGATCACCCAAAGCTACTCTTGATGATTATCATATATCTTTTGAGAGAGATGGAAGTGATGGTCAAGGTGGAGTTGTAGGAAAAGACAGGAGTTCGGATGCAACAGGATTACCTCAATTATCATTTAGTAAACAATCACCAGTTGGGGGATCTAATGTCAGAGGCACTCAAAACATCTTATACAGTGCTTTAGTTCCAAGATATGATGTATTGACTCCAGTGGGAATAGAAGGCACTGTAACGTCGATAGAGGCATCAATTAGGACAGTATCAGGTACAAGTGTAGATGGAAATGAGGTATCATTTCAGGATCAAGGATTTCAAAATGTCCAACTTAACAGATATAATTCTTTAGATAAAGTTAATTTAGTTGCCTCTAAAATTAATGAAGATCAATATCTAACAAATATACCATCTAATAAATCATTTACTACAATAATGAATTTTATTTCCAATGATGAGAATTTATCTCCTATTATAAGGTTGAGTAGTGGATCAGAAACTGAATTTATTAGTCATAGATTAAATAGACCAATTGATTTGGATAATTATGATATTGATAATAGAGTTGACTCAATATTAAACGATCCACATGCAGCATCCTACGTATCAAATACTGTAAGATTAAAAAAACCTGCTAGTTCATTAAAAGTTTTATTGACTGCTTTTAGACCAGAATCATCAGACTTTAGAGTTTTATATAGTTTAATTAAATCTGATTCTAGTGGTATAAATCAGGCATTTGAGTTATTTCCTGGTTTTAAAAATTTCACAAGAGATGATGCTGATGGATTTTTAGTTAATGATGAATCAAAAAATGATGGTAGACCAGACTTATTTGTTACACCAAGTCAAAACAATGAATTTAAGGAATATCAATTTACAGCAGATGGATTGTCTGAATTTATAGGTTACACAATAAAAATTGTGATGTCAGGAACAGATCAGTCTCGTCCACCAAGGATAAAAGATTTAAGAACTATTGCAATCAAATGATAAAAGTAGAAGGTCACCCACATTTATACAGAGATCCTAAAACAGGTGCAATTGTCAATAATGATGATGTTGGATATAATCAATATCTAAAATCTTTAGAATCTCGAAAAAAACAAAAAGATGAAATTAAAAGACTGAGAGAGGAATTGGATGAAATCAAGTCATTACTTGCAACTTTTGTGGAGGGCAACAATAAGACATAAATATAATTAGAAAATATTATTTTAAGTAGATGGCAGCTGTATATGTTTCGAATTTAGTAATTAATGCAGGATCAGATTTTAGTCAAACTTTTAGTTTAGTAGAGTCTGATGATTCAGGACCATTAGATTTATCTGGATTTACAGTTGCTGCTCAGTTTAGAAAACATGCTGGCAGTTCATCAAAACATGATTTTACAACAAACGTATTAGATGCGACTAATGGAGAATTGTTAATTTCTCTATCAGCATCAGCATCTAATGTACCAAAACCAGGTCGATATGTATATGATATTGTGATAACAAATGCAGCAAGTGAAAAAACAAGAGTCGTAGAGGGTTCAGTCCTCTTAAGAGAAGGAGTCACTCGATAATGCCAATTAAAGTCAGAGTTGGGCAATCAGATGCAATAAAAATACTTGCCAGTGCAGGTGGTGGTTCGATTAATGCACAAACTGCTAGAAACGTTATTGGTGGTATTGCATCGGTTACTCAACTTAGTGTATCTGGAATATCGACTTTAGGAAATGTTGATGCAGGTATAATAACTGCAACATCATTTGTAGGACCTCTGACTGGCAATGTAACAGGAATTGCCGATACAGCACTAAGTTTATTTGGAACACCAAATATTGATGTTGGAGCAGTAAATGCTGATTCTATAAATGTCTCAGGATTATCAACATTTGTAGGAGTAGTTACTACAACGAATGATTTATTTGTTGGTGGTAATCTTTTTATTAAGGAAGATATTACTCTTGATGAAATAAATGCTAGAAATCTAAATATCACAGGGTTATCCACTTTTCTAGAGGATGCTGAATTCAAGGCAAATGTTTCTATAGGTGGAACATTAACTTATGAAGATGTAACAAATGTTGATTCTGTTGGTCTTATTACTGCTAGGACGGGTATAAGAATCAACACTGGTGGTCTAATTATAACTACTGGAATTTCTACATTTAATGATAATACACCATCCACTTCTCCCACAACAGGAGCGTTACAAGTATTAGGTGGAGTGGGTATCGGATTAAGTTTAAACGTTGGGGGATTACTCACTGCTGGAGCTATAGATGGAGGTGAATTTTAATGGCTAAACCAAGTACTAGACAAGAATTAATTGATTACTGTTTTCGCAAGTTAGGTGCACCAGTATTAGAAATTAACGTGGACGATGATCAGGCAGATGATTTAGTCGATGATGCTTTGCAATTATTTGGGGAAAGACATTTTGATGGTATTGAGAGGATGTATCTCAAATATGAATTAACTCAAGAAGATATAGATCGTGGAAAGGCAGCAGGAACAACAGGCGTAGGAATTGTCACTACAACTGGTAACTCAACTGAAGTGAGTGGATTAGGTACAGTTACGTCTAAATTCTATGAAACATCGAACTTTATACAAGTTCCTGATGCAGTCGTAGGAATCGATAAGATATTTAAATTTGATACAAGTTCGATATCTGGAGGAATGTTCAGTATCAAGTATCAATTATTTTTAAATGATTTATATTACTTTAATTCAGTCAATCTTTTACAATACTCAATGACCAAAAGGTATTTGGAAGATATAGATTTTTTATTGACAACAGATAAACAAATAAGATTTAATAAAAGACAAAATAGATTATATTTAGATATAGATTGGAAAGCACAAGAAGTAGGTACATTCCTTGTGATTCAATGTGATAGAATTTTAAATCCAGATGATTTTACTGGTGTTTATAATGATAGTTTTCTTAAATTGTATCTTACATCATTGATAAAAAGACAATGGGGACAAAATTTAATTAAGTTTCAAGGTGTTAAATTGCCTGGTGGATTGGAAATGAATGGAAGACAAATATACGACGATGCAGAAAGAGAATTAGAAAGTATAAGATCAAGATTAATTTCAGAGTATGAATTACCACCTCTTGATTTCATAGGTTAATTGTAATGGCATTAAATCCCTTTTTTCTACAAGGATCACAAAGTGAGCAAAGACTTGTTCAGGACTTAATTAATGAACAATTAAAAATATATGGTGTTGAGGTAAAATATTTGCCTCGAAGAATTGTTAATAAAGATAATATTTTTACAGAAGTACAGTCATCTAGATTTGGTGATAATTTTTCTATCGAGGCATATGTAAACACGTTTGACGGTTATGGTGGAGCTGGTGATATAATGACAAAATTTGGTGTGAGTTTAAAGGATGAATTAATAGTTACGATATCAAAAGAAAGATTTGAGGATTTTATATCACCATTTTTAGTAGGATTACCAGAGGGAGAAATTGAGGTAACAAGTAGACCAAGTGAAGGAGACTTGATATATTTCCCATTAGGACAAAGAATTTTTGAGATAAAATTTGTAGAGCATGAAAAACCTTTTTATCAATTAGGTAAAAATTATGTTTATGAACTTAGATGTGAACTATTCGAACTTGAGGATGAAATAGGTGGTTGGAATCAACTCAGTACAACAACTGAAGAGATTGATGATGCTCTTGTGGATCAAGGTTACATAACCTCACTTAAACTGATATCTAGTGGATTAACTGCAACACTAGGTGTAACTACTTCGACTGGATATATTCGTAAAATATTTCTTAATGAGGATGGATATGATTATGATAAAGTTCCAACTGTAGCAATTGGAACTGCACCTGCAGGTGGTGTTGATGCAACTGCTGTTGCAATTACAACATCAATAAATGGTGTCAATTCTGTAAAGGAAATATTACTCACAAATGCTGGTGCTGGATATACAGAAGCTCCAACAGTCACGATTGTGAGTGCCACAGAAGTTATCAAGGGAGTTGGTTTAACTACCTACGGTGTCGGTGCAGCTGCCACCGCATTAGTGGTTACAAATTCTGCTGGTATAAGAGATGTATCTATAACAAATTCTGGTGATGGATATCCGACAGCACCCACTTTATTCTTTGATGCTCCTTCTTCTGGTATAAACACTGCAACAGGTAGAGTTTTAGTAAGTGCTGCTAATACAGTCACACAAGTTCTTATTTCTGATGCAGGTCTTGGATATGATAGCACTACTGGAGTTGCAACAGTCTCTCCTCCACCAGTTATTACAGGAATTGGTACATTTAAATTTAATGAAGTGGTCACAGGTTCTCTATCTAATGCAACTGGAAGAGTTAAGTCTTGGAATGTCACTACTAATGTGTTAAAATTAGGCACAACTAATGGCACATTTGTTTCTGGTGATGTGGTAACTGGAGCAGATTCGAACGCCTCATATACTATTGACTTTATTGAGTCGGCAGAATTTGCTGATAAATATGATAAAAGTGATGAAATTGAAACAGAAGCAGATGCAATCATCGATTTCTCAGAAAATAATCCATTTGGTACATTTTAATGTTAGGAACTTATTACTATCACGAAATAATTAGAAAAACGATTGTTTCTTTTGGAACTTTATTTAATGCTATTAGTATCCGACATGATGATAAGTCGGGTAATACCTATAGTGAATTAAAAGTTCCTTTGGCATACGGACCATCACAAAAGTTTCTTGCTAGATTAGAACAACAAGCAGAATTGAATAAACCTGTTGGTATTACACTTCCACGAATGTCATTTGAGATGAATAGTGTTTCATATGATCCAACTAGAAAAAGTGGAGTCACACAAACATTTAAGGCATCTGATGGAACTAACATTAAAAAAGTTTTTATGCCAGTGCCTTATAATATAGGATTTGAATTAAACATATTGGCAAAATTAAACGATGACGCTTTACAAATTATTGAACAGATTTTACCATATTTCCAACCCTCATTTAATCTAACGGTAGATTTAGTAAAATCAATTGGAGAAAAAAGAGACATACCAATCGTATTAGATAGTATCAATTTTCAGGATGATTATGAGGGTGATTTTTCCACAAGAAGAGCTCTTATATACACACTAGGATTTACGGCAAAGACATATCTATTTGGTCCTATCGCAGAATCATCATCAGGACTTATCAAAAAAGTTCAGATTGATTATGCTACAGACACTGACACTAAAAATGCAAAACGTGAAGTTAGATATACAGTTACTCCAAAACCTGCTGATGCAGGTCCAGATGATGATTTTGGATTTAGTGAAACCACTTCATTCTTCTCTGATTCCAAATCTTATAGTCCAACAAGACAAACTGATATCTAATGACTAACTATGATCCTATTGACGAGGCTTTGAATATAAAGTCCGAAATCATTCCAACACCAGAGGATGTTGTTTCTAAAAAGAAAAAAGAAATTAAAAAGGTTGAGGGAGAAGATATCGGAAAGGATTATGATTACACAAGAGGTAATTTATACTCCCTGATTGAGAAAGGGCAAGAGGCAATTAACGGTATTATGGAAGTTGCTGGTGAAACTGCAAGTCCAAGAGCATATGAAGTTGCTGGACAGTTAATTAAATCAGTTGCTGATACCACTGATAAACTTATGGATTTACAAAAAAAGGTAAAAGAAGTTGATGAAGATACAAATAAAACAACCAACAATGTCACGAATAATGCATTATTTGTTGGTTCCACTTCAGAATTATCAAAGATACTGAAAAAAGGTTTTCTAAATAATAAAGAGGCACCGAATCCAAAGAATGAAAAAGTGTAAATCTGGATACTATTATTGTAATACTGACAAGAAATGCAAACCTATTCCAAAGGGTTATCGCATTGGTTATGGTGGATATTTACGTCATGATAAAGATGATGATGACAGTAATGGTAAAAAGAAAAACGGTAATGGCAACGGAGGAAACGGAAATGGTGGCAATGGTGGTAATGGTAATGGTAACGGTTCTGGCGGGAATGGCGGTGGCAATGGTGGATCCAACGGTGGTGGAGGAGGAATGAGTGAAGGATCACTTCATAAGTGGTTCAAAGGTTCCAAATCTAAAGATGGTAAAGGTGGTTGGGTCAACGTCGTTACGGGTGGAACCTGTGCGAGTGATGAACCTGGTGAAGGAACACCCAAATGTGTATCTTCCTCAAAGAGAGCAAGTATGACAAAGGCAGAAAGATTATCTGCTGCACGTCGCAAAAAGAAAGCAGATCCTGGTCAACAATCTAAATCTGGTGCTGCTAAACCAACATACGTATCAACTGATAGTCCAAGGAAAAAGAAAATGAAAGAAAGTCACTCTGATTGGAGAAATGATTTAAATGAGTTAAAATTTGGTGAGAAGGGAAAAACTTTCTTCTATAATGATCCAGCAGCAAGAAGAAATACCTTAAAGCAGACAGGGAAAGATCCTGGAAGGTTTGATGGAGCAAAACAGTATATGGGAGGTAAAGCAGTTAGTGCATTAAAACATGTTGCAGGACCAGTTGCTGCAGGATTAGCAGTTTCCAAAGGTGTGGATAGTCTAATGAAAATGAGAAAGAAAAAAGAAGAACAGAAAGAGGGAGTTGAATATATTGATGAGAATCTTATATCAACGGGTCTAAAGGTAGGAGCAAAGCAAGTTGCTAAACAGATTGCTAAAAGAGGTTTAAAGAGAACAGCAACACGTGCAGCAATTAAAGTTGGTGGAAAGGCAGGTGGAAAAGCAGCTCAACAAGCAGGACAAGTAGCAGCAAGAGAAACTAAAAAAGCAGCACTAGATACAGCAGCTGCAGTAGGTAAAGGTGCGTCAGAGGGTCTTAAGAAAAGAAAAGAAGTAGCTTTAGGTAACATACAGAAAAAAACTGAGAGAATGGTTTCAGGTGAAGTACAAGAATCATCAGTAGTAGCTCAACCCAAAAAGAAATATGGTAAATTTGAAAAAGCAGGTAGAGTTATGGGTGGAATTGGTGGAAGTGTTGGTGGTGGTTTAGCAGGTGCTACTGTATCTGCCCCTACAGGACCAGGTGCTCTTGCAGGTACTGTTGCAGGTGGATTAGCAGGTGATATTGCAGGTACAAAAGTTGGTGGAACAATTGGTAAAAAAATTGATAAGGTTTTAAGTAAAAAGAATCCTCCTATTAAAAAAGAAAGTTACTCTGATTGGAGAACTGATTTTGAAGAGGCATACGGTGGAGCAGGTGTGTCAAGAAAAGCAAAATTAGCATCAACACATCCACCAACAGCACAAGCAGCAGTCAAGAATATTCCAACAGAGACTGATAGAGGTGCAGGAAATAAGGCAATGCGTAGAGCAGGTAAACCAGTTGAGAAGAAGAGTCCTAATTATAAGGCATATATCATGAATAAGGAAGAGAAGGAAATGCCTAAGAATGTAAAAGGTATTGCAAAGGAATTGGATAAGGCAGTTGAGATGCATAAGAGTCAAGCAAAGAGATTAAGAAAAGCAGGAGTAAGTGAAGAAATTGTAACAGAAGGAGATAAGAAAGGTAAGGGAAGTGGTAGTAAGGATGCCTGTTATCATAAGGTTAAGTCAAGGTATTCAGTATGGCCAAGTGCTTATGCATCAGGTGCATTAGTTAAGTGTCGTAAGGTAGGTGCTGCGAACTGGGGTAATAGTAGTAAGAAAGAAGAGTTCGAACCAACTGGTGTATCATTCCAACAGTTCTCAGAAAAATGCTGGAAGGGATATGAAAAGAAAGGCATGAAGACAATGTTTGGTAAGAGATATCCAAACTGTGTAAAAAAAGAAGAGGTAGAAAATGTAGATGAAAAAATTAAGTATGATAAGTCAGGTTCCTCTATGGATTATTTCTTAGGTGCTGATCCAAAGAAAACACAACATTACAAAGATACAGTTAAGAAAAAAACTAAAAAAGAAGAGGTAGAGATTCTTGATGAAAGACAGAAAGACAGTGACAATCAAAGGTTAAGTCAAGAACGTGGTCGTTCTAACTATGGTAAAGCATCTGTTAGAAACATGAGAGCATTTGGTAAGGGTGGCAATGCTGCTGATCCTGCTGAAAGACTGGTAGCAATCGACGCAAGACACAAAGCACATAAAGAAAAACGTGGTGTAAAGACCAAGGGAATGAGTGAAGCAAAGGTGGATGATAAAAAAATATTTGGTGTAACAGCAGACCGAAATGAGAGAAGGTTTGGTAAAAAAGGTGCTTTTGATATGCGAGGATCTGGTTCTCGTGGGCAAGACCCATCAGAAAGAGCAAAACTCGCAGCAAAAAGAGGAGAGGAGCACAGAGCAAGAAGAGGTGTAAAGACCAAGGGTGTGAAAGAAGAAGTTGGAGTAAGCACTAATGCTGAAATGATGAAAGCAAGAAAAGAGGCAGAACTTCGTAAAAAAGAACAGGATGCTGTATCCAAAAAAATGAGAAAAGAGGAAATAACAACATTGCAGGATGCAAATGGTAATGATTTCATACAGGTAGTTGATGTTATTTCATCAAAAAAGATAATGTCTGATTGGAGAAATGAATTAAGTGAAGATGACATGAAAGGAATGAGTGTTAAATCAGGACACAAAAGACCTACCAAATCAGGCGCTGGTATGACAAAGAAAGGTGTTGAGGCATATCGTCGTAGAAATCCTGGTTCTAAATTAAAGACTGCAGTGACTACAGAACCATCTAAGTTAAAAAAGGGATCTAAAGCAGCAAATCGTAGAAAAAGTTATTGTGCAAGAAGTGCAGGTCAAATGAAGAAGTTTCCAAAGGCAGCTAAAGATCCAGATAGCAGATTAAGACAAGCACGTCGTCGTTGGAATTGCTGATTAAATTATGAAAGATAATGTATACCTTGGAAATCCGAATTTAAAAAAAGCAAATACACCGATAGAATTCACTGAAGAGAATGTCATTGAGTTCATGAAGTGTAAGGATAATCCTGTTTATTTTGCAAAGAAATATATAAAGATAGTATCACTTGATGAAGGATTAGTTCCTTTTAATTTATATCCATTTCAAGAAAAACTCGTAAACAATTTCCATGAAAACAGGTTTAATATCTGCAAGATGCCAAGACAGACTGGTAAATCTACTACTGTGGTATCTTATCTTTTACACTATGCGGTATTCAATGATAACGTTAATATAGGTATTCTTGCGAACAAAGCAAAGATTGCCATGGATCTACTTGGTAGATTGCAGACTGCATATGAGAACTTACCAAAATGGATGCAGCAAGGTATTATTGCATGGAATAAAGGATCATTAGAATTAGAGAACGGATCAAAAATACTAGCAGCATCTACATCTGCAAGTGCGGTTCGTGGTATGTCATTTAACATCTTATTCTTGGATGAATTTGCTTTCGTACCGAATCATGTGGCAGAAGATTTCTTTGCATCTGTATATCCTACAATTTCATCTGGTACACAAACAAAGGTTATAATCGTTTCTACCCCTCGTGGTATGAATCATTTTTATCGTATGTGGCACGATGCCGAACGAAATAAAAATGAATATGTTCCCACCGATGTTCACTGGTCAGAGGTGCCAGGTAGAGATGAGCAATGGAAATTGCAAACGATTGCAAATACATCAGAACAACAGTTTAAAGTTGAGTTTGAGTGTGAGTTCTTAGGATCCGTTAATACATTAATTAATCCTGCAAAGTTAAGAAATCTTGTTTATGAAAATCCGAGAACAAGAAATGCTGGATTGGATATTTACGAAAACGCATTAGAAGATCATAATTACATGATAACCGTTGATGTAGCAAGAGGTTTAGGAAATGATTACTCTGCATTTATAGTATTTGATATCACACAGTTTCCATACAAGGTTGTTGCAAAGTATCGAAACAATGAAATAAAACCAATGTTATTCCCAAACATAATTCATAACGTGGCAAAAGGATATAACAATGCTTTTCTTTTAGTAGAGGTAAATGATATCGGAGATCAGGTTGCAAGCATCATACAGTATGATTTGGAATATGAAAACTTACTCATGGCATCGATGAGAGGTCGTGCAGGGCAGGTTGTAGGTCAAGGATTTAGTGGAAAGAAAACACAACTTGGTGTTCGTATGACATCTGCGGTTAAAAAACTAGGGTGTAGTAATCTCAAAGCCATGATGGAGGATGATAAACTCTTAACTTGTGATTATGAAATTATATCTGAGTTGACAACATTTGCACAGAAACACAATTCATTTGAGGCAGAGGAAGGATGTAATGATGATTTGGCAATGTGTCTTGTAATATTTGCATGGTTAGTTGCACAGGATTACTTTAAGGAGATGACAGATAATGACATTCGTAAGAGGATGTATGAGGAACAAAAAAATCAAATTGAGCAAGATATGGCACCCTTTGGATTCATCAATGATGGATTGGAAGATACAGTGACAGTTGACGCAAACGGAGATAGATGGTATGCTGATGAATATGGGGATCGTTCCTATATGTGGGACTATATGTGAGTTTCCAAATCTAAAGCAAACATTAAATGATTAAATAATTTTTGTAAGGCATGATGGATTGGGATAAAGAATCAAAATTAGAAAATTTGGAAAACATGATTACTGTTTACGAAAAACACATTGAAGAACTTGAACAAGAGAATAAAAGTTTAAAAATGCAAGTTGATTTTTTAAAAGAACAATTAGCATATAAAACTTTTGGTAAACCAAACAATGAGGAGGATCTATGAGTGGAGACATGGGATTACGAGACGATAATATCGTCTTTTATAGTAAAGAAATGACCCAAGCAAAACTAATTCTTTTAGCACACAAGGGTATTAAATTAGATTGGAAAGAATATGACTCTTACGTCTCAACAAGTAAACGAATCACTGAATGATATCAGACCATACATCGAAGCAGATGGTGGTTATCTTGAATTCATAGAATTAGATTATGATTTAGAAGAAAACATTAGAATGTATTATGGTGTTAAGCAAGGTGAGAAGGCAGCAATTGCTAAAGTTAGATTAAGTGGTGCCTGTGAATCCTGTGCAATGAGTGCTCAAACTTTAAAAATGGGGATTGAACGACACCTTACACAACAGTTTCCAGAAATAGTCGGAGTGATACAGGTGTTATGAAATCAGTTATCCTAGCAGCATGTTTCTTACCACTTGCAATAATCTACATAGTTATGAAACTGGCATTATGGTTATCGGCAACTAAAGCTGAGTCAAAGTATGTTAAAGAAGAATCTAAAAAACCTCATGGACCATATCTGGCAGACGCATATGCAGACGTTGACGAAGAGGAAGAGGAATATTGGAATATCTCAGATGATTGATAGAACTTTATTTGAGTATTATTCTGAGAGAGGTATGGATGTGCCAAAATGGAAAATGAAAAAAGATCCTGATTGGTGGATAGATTATCTTAAACAACTTGAGATAAATGGAATTTGATGAGCAGATAGAATTAGAACATTTACTTTTTTCTGAAAGAAAATGTAGAGTTTGTGGTAAGGTAAAAAATTTATTAGAAGATTTTTATTTGACAAGAAAATATAAAGGCACACTTCCGTCAGCATACTCTTATGAGTGTAAGACTTGCACTGTAAAAAGAATTACAAAAAATAGAAAAATAAAATTTACATCAGAAAATATATATCCAGATTGGTAGAACTACATGATACTATTTTACTTCATATTATTTGTTTTAATTATAATTCTTGCTAATCATCTTTATCCAGATTGGTGATGTTCACGCATTGTTTCCCCGTCGTAAATACCCTTTTACATAAATATTTTTAGATAAATTTGGATTACGAGGAGTAAGGGATGGCCTTAAATTTAGCATCTCCAGGTATTCTTATAAGAGAGGTTGATCTAACGATTGGAAGGATCGATGGAACAACTGGTAAAGTCGGTGGAATCGTAGGATCTTTCGAAAAAGGACCTGTCGGTGAACCAACAGTTATAACTGGAGAAAATGATTTATTTGACCAATTTGGTCAACCATATGATACAGATAAACAGTACGAAACATGGATGGTTGCATCTTCATACTTATCGTATGGAGGATCTTTAAATGTCATCCGAGCAGATGATGATGGTTTAAAAAATGGTTTTGTTGGTGCAACAGGAATAACAACTGTAAAAATTAGAAGCACTGAACACTATCAAGAATTAGGATATCAAGAAAACACTCTTGATACTGTCACAGTAGCAGCACGAAATCCTGGTTCTTGGTCAAATGGAATCAGAATTGCAATTATTGATGGATTAGCAGATCAAATATTGACTTTATCTGATACATCTGGTATCAATGTTGGTACAGGTATAACCCAATCAATTCCTGCTGGCACGATTGATGCAAATGGTACCACATTAACAGGGCATTTTAAAGGTATTGTCACTGGAGTTGGAACTACTTCTGGTTTATCGACAGATAAACAAATTGCAGTTAAGGTTGTAGGTGTTGTAACAACGGTGGATGACATACAAGTTGAATCAGCAGCAGATTACAATAGCATTTACAAATTTGCAGGATCATCTGGTGGTGAAATTGTTAACTTCCCAAATACTGGAGCAGGAACAACATCTGCCAACATAGTAAGAGCATTTGGAGGAACAACTCCAACACAGCATAATCAGGGTGTTACAATTACTTCATTCTTCCTTGACAAATCTGGAACCTTGGATCAAGCAGGTAACGCACCATTACTAGCAGGTGCAACTGAAATTGGTATCAACACCACTGGATTGTCTGATATCCTTTCTAATAAATCATTTATTGGAATAGGCACTGAACTTATTGATGCCACAGGTGCAAGTATCGGTCTTGGAAAGATTACTGGACTATCAAGGGGATCACAAGGAACAACAGCTTTAGAACATGCTGAAGGTAGTGTGGTTAAAATTTTAACTCGTAATCAAAATATAGGTGATGTTACAGCACAAATTAACAATGAAGCTACAAAGGTGGGAATTACTACAAATGTAGACATTAGTGCAAAAGTAAATGCAGGGGGATTCCTAAGAATTACTAATGAAGTAATTTCAGTATCTCAGTTCTTTAATGGTCAATCCACTCAAACAACCAGTAGTTTAGCAGAGGACTGGTTTGATAATCAAAAGTTTGATATTGCCACTGCTTCTGTAGGTGGAGAAAAAAAAGTTATAGAATCTAACTGGAATGCAATCGCTGAAAGACCAGGCACATCAGACTATGCTTCTAAGAGAGGTGGTAGATTTGATGAGGTTCATGTTTTAGTTATTGATGCAAAAGGAACTGTAAGTGGTAATGCAGGTACAATTTTAGAAAAACATCTTAACTTATCAAAGGCAAAAGATGCAACGTTCTCTGTAGGATCACCATCTTACTGGAGAAAATATCTTTATACTAATTCTACTAACATTTTCGGTTTATCAGGAAATCTAATTGGTGTTACAACAACTGGATTTACTGGTGATAACTTTACTCCATTTGCTGATGGTTCATGGGATCAAAATGCAGAAGGAGTTGTATTTAATGCTTCAGGGGCACAAAATTTAGTGTTCAGTAATGGAGCTAATTATGGTGGTGTTGAAGTTATTACTGCAACTGGAGCACTTAATGCTGGATTAGGAGGATTGGTAGCAGGATACAAAGTATTCGAAAATGATGGAGTCAATAATGTTGACTTCTTACTTATGGGTGGTGGACATCTTGGTAAGAATCAGACTAGACAACTAGCATCAACATTGATTGCAGTCGCAGAGGAAAGAAAGGATGCAGTCGCATTCATATCACCATCAAGAGATCAAGTTGTATCAGATACAACTGACCAGACTGCTGCGATTGTGTTAGATGATCAAAAGATAACCGACAATTTGGTTGATTTTTATGATCCAGTTCCATCAACAACCTTTGGTGTATTTGACAGTGGATACAAATACATGTATGATAGGTTTAATGAAGTGTTCCGTTATATTCCATTAAATGGAGATATTGCGGGATTATGTGCAAGAAATGACATTAACGATTTCCCTTGGTTCTCACCAGCAGGTACAGACAGAGGAGCAATCTTAAATGCAGTTAAACTTCCTTATAATCCTACCAGATTACAGAGAGACAAACTATACTCAAGTAGGATAAATCCAGTCGTCAATTCACCTGGTGCTGGAATCATATTATTCGGTGATAAAACTGGTTTTGCAAAAGCATCTGCATTCGATAGAATTAACGTTCGTCGATTATTCATATTCCTTGAGCAAGGAATTGCAGCTGCTGCGAAGGATCAACTCTTCGAATTTAACGATGAAATTACAAGGGCAAACTTTGTAAATATTGTCGAACCTTTCCTAAGAGATGTTCAATCTAAGAGGGGTATTCAAGATTACGTTGTTATCTGTGATGAGACAAATAACACTGCTGCCGTTATAGATAATAACGAATTTATAGCAGACATTTTCATCAAACCAGCAAGATCAATTAACTTCATTGGTCTTACATTTGTTGCCACTCGAACTGGCATCTCATTCGAAGAAGTTATCGGTTCCGTTTAATTAAATTAGAGGTTTAAAAAAATGCCTTCACGTCAACAAATCAACAATATTCCTTTAAGGAAGATAAGTGATTTTAAAAGTAGATTGTCTGGTGGTGGTGCTAGACCAAACCTCTTTGAGGTAGAGTTAGCATTCCCAGATGCCGTTGCAATTGCAAACGATGTCTTACAGAAATCTAGATTTTTAGTTAAAGCAGCAGCACTTCCTGCTTCAACGATTGCTCCAGTCGAAATACCCTTCAGAGGTCGTATTTTAAAAGTTGCTGGAGACAGAACATTCGAAACATGGACTATCACAGTTATCAACGATACAGATTTTGTTATCAGATCTGCGATGGAAAAATGGATGAATGTAATTAACAAACTAGAGGATGCCACAGGATTAACTGATCCAGACGAGTATCATAAAGATGCTTTTGTTCATCAGTTGGATCGTGATGGTTCGATTCTACGTTCGTACAAATTCTGGGATATTTTTCCAACCAATATTTCCACAATTGACCTAAACTATGAGACAACAGACACTATCGAACAGTTTGATGTCGAGATGCAGGTTCACTGGTGGGAAGCATTTAAAGGAACTAGCAGTTCAGCTGGTGGTGAAAATATCAGATAAATAGTAAAATACTAGTACAATTATAATATGGCACGGCTATTTGGTTTTTCTGTTGAGGATAACGAAAAAAAATCACCGTCGATAGTTTCACCCGTTCCTGAGAATAATCAGGACGGGTCAGACTTTTATATACAGAGTGGTTTTTATGGATCATATGTAGATATCGAAGGTGTATATCGCAACGAGTTTGACCTGATCAAAAGATATAGAGAAATGGCACTTCATCCAGAAGTTGATGGTGCGATTGAAGATATTGTTAATGAAGCAATCGTAAGTGATCTATATGATTCACCTGTAGAAATCGAATTATCAAATTTAAATGCAAGTGATAAATTAAAAAAGATAATTCGTGAAGAATTTAAAAATATTAAAGAGATATTAGATTTTGATCGAAAGGCACATGAGATATTTCGTAACTGGTATGTAGATGGTAAATTAGTTTATCTCAAAGTTATTGATCAAAAAAGACCGCAAGATGGTATTCAAGATTTAAGATATATTGATTCTCTTAAGATCAAATATATTCGTAAAGAAAAGAAAAAAGATAGAAACGATTATGTCAATGTAAATGGTAGACGAGAAGATCCGTCTTCTCTCAATCCTCAGATTGACGAGTATTTCATGTACACACCTGCTCCAGCATATCCATCAAATCTTGCAACAGGTGGTGGTGGAAGTAAAGGAATTAAAATTGCAAAAGATGCGATCACATATTGTACATCAGGATTGATAGATCGAAATCGTGGTAGTGTTTTATCATATTTACATAAGGCAATTAAAGGATTAAATCAATTAAGAATGATTGAGGATAGTCTTGTAATCTATCGTTTATCAAGAGCACCCGAAAGAAGAATATTTTATATTGATGTTGGTAATCTTCCAAAGATAAAAGCAGAACAATATCTTAAAGAGGTAATGTATCGTTATCGTAACAAGTTAACTTACAATGCACAGACTGGTGAAGTTCGTGATGATCGTAAGTTTATGTCGATGATGGAAGACTTCTGGTTACCACGTAGAGAGGGTGGAAGAGGAACTGAGATTACAACATTACCTGGTGGACAAAACTTAGGTGAACTTTCAGATATCGAATACTTCCAGAAAAAATTATATCGTGCACTTGCTGTTCCAGAATCACGTATTGCATCTGATGGTGGATTTAACTTGGGTCGTTCATCTGAGATACTAAGAGATGAACTTAAGTTTGCAAAGTTTGTTGGACGTTTGAGAAAGAGATTTGCTCAGATGTTTAATGATATGTTAAAGACTCAATTAATTCTTAAAAATATAATTACACCCGAAGATTGGGAATCTATCAGAGAACATATCCAGTATGATTTCTTATATGACAATCAGTTCGCAGAACTTAAAGAATCTGAATTAATGAATGAGAGACTTGCAACTCTGGCAACAATCGAACCTTATGTTGGTAAATATTATTCGAATGATTTTGTAAGAAGAAAAGTATTACGTCAGACTGACAGTGAAATCATCGAAATTGATCAACAGATTGAACAAGAAATTAAAGATGGTATCATTCCAGATCCAAATGCAGTAGATCCAATTACAGGAGAACCACTCGAAGGTGGTGGTGGAGATTTAGGTGATGTTCCACAAGAACCAGACTTAGAAAAATCTGCTTCAGTCACTGATGCACAGTTAAGTAAAGATACTAAAACGGCGGAGATATAAATAAATTATAATGTTATATTAAAATATGGAAGACATCATCGATTTGATAGCAACAGATTCTGCTGCTTCTGAGGTCACTGACAAACTCAAAGATATTCTTTTTACAAAATCTGCAGAAAGAATAGAGGGTCAGAGACCGAATGTTTCTGCATCTATGTTTGATGAACCAGAATATGAAGTGGAAGAAGAACCCGAATCAACTGAGGAACCAGAAGAATGAGTAGACTTTTACTTAAAGGAGCAGAAGCTGCAATGGGCACTAGCTCTGCTAATGGCAGTAATTTTAGTAGTGCAAAACTGGTTAGAGTTGTAAATACTGATTCTAGTGCTCATTTAGTTACACTTACGGAAACAGTAAATGGATCAACTATTGGATCATTTACATTACCAGCTGGTGAAGCAGTTGAATTAGAAAAAGAACCGTTAAATGGTATCTTTGCTGCAGCTGCAGCAGTGAAAGGTGCTGCCATCGGATACACGAATTAAGAACCATGAAACTAATTACAGAAGAAATTTCAAGCGTTAAATTTATCACCGAAGGAAAGGGTGCTAAAAAGAAAATGTATATTGAGGGTGTTTTCCTACAAGGTGACATCAAAAATCGTAATGGTAGAATGTATCCAGTAAATACTCTTGCAAAAGAAGTTGGTAGATATAATGAATCTTTTGTACAAAAAGGAAGGGCACTTGGTGAACTTGGGCATCCAGACGGACCAACTGTAAACCTAGATCGTGTTTCTCATAAGATTACTTCTCTTCGTCAGGAAGGAAATAATTTTGTGGGTAAGGCACAACTTCTTGATACACCAATGGGTAAGATTGCAAAGTCACTTATTGGTGAAGGTGTAACACTCGGAGTCTCGTCTCGTGGTGTTGGATCTTTAAAAGAAAGTGGAAATGGGTGCAAAGTAGTTGGTGAAGATTTTATGTTAGCAACTGCTGCAGATATTGTTGCTGATCCCTCTGCTCCTGATGCATTTGTGTCTGGAATTATGGAAGGAAAAGAGTGGGTTTGGGAAGGAGGAATTCTTCGTGAACAACAAGCAACAATCACAAAAAAGAGAATCAATACTCTCGTAGATCAAGGTAGATTAGAGGAGCATAAACTTAACTTGTTTACTGATTTCTTATCAAATCTATAAGTTCTATAAATAATAACAGACTAATATCCGACGGTAACAATTTACACAACATGGAAAACGTAGTAACCAAAGGAGCTAAACCTGCAGAACCAATGCAGAAGCTTACCACAGGTGGAACACCACCAACAGTAGAAGACCTAGGCGGTCCTACACCAGAAAATTACAAACCAGATGACGACTCAGCAAAACTCAAAGATGCTGGTGCGATCCTTAAGCAAGTTAAAGACATCGTAAACAAAGGTGCTAAACCTGCAGAGCCTATGAAATCATCAGGCATGAAAGAGGAAGAAGAGGTCGAAGGTGAAGTAGTTGCTGAAGATGAGCAATCTACTGAAGATGTTGTTTCCGAAGAAGAAACTACAACCGATGAAGTGGTATCAGAAGAAGAAACCACAGAAGAGGAAGTTGTTGCTGAAGAGGAGGAGGTTGTTACCGAAACCATAGTCAATGTAGACGAAGATATCGAGGCACTCTTAGAAGGAGAAGAACTATCTGAGGAGTTCCAAGAGAAAGCAAAAACAATCTTCGAAGCTGCTATTAGATCTAAAATCGCAGAAGTTAAATCAGAACTTCAAGAGCAATACGAAGCAACTATTGTAGAAGAAGTTGCTACAGTAAAAGCAGAATTAACAGAAAGACTCGACGCATACCTTGAGTATGTTGCCGATGAATGGATGTCCGAAAATCAACTTGCAGTTGAAGCAGGACTTAAAACAGAAATGTCAGAATCATTCCTCGAAGGAATGAAGACACTTTTTGAAGAACATTATGTAACTATTCCTGAAGATAAATATGATGTGCTCGATACTATGGTAGATAAACTTGATGAAATGGAAGGAAAACTCAACGAGCAAATTAATAAAAACATCACTCTTACTAAGAGATTATCAGAATCTACTTCTGATGTAATCTTTGCAGATGTCACAGAAGGTCTTGCTGTAACACAGAAAGATAAGTTGACAAAACTGGCAGAGAATGTTGAGTTTGATAGTGAAGACGCATACCGTGAGAAATTAGTAACATTAAGGGAGTCTTATTTCCCAACTAATGGAACTACTGTTCAGAGGAACGAAACTGAGACGTTAACTGAAGGTACAGAAACAGGTCATCAAGAACCAGCGGTCACTGGATTGATGGAATCTTACCTTAAGACTCTAGGAAGATCAGTTCCTAAAAAATGATTTTTATATCATAAATTCAAACTAAACTTTTAAAAGAGGTAAATTTTAATGCAACCTATTAATCACGAAGGTTTGCAAAAGAAGTGGGCACCATTACTTGATTACGATGGACTAGATCCAATCAAGGATAATCACAAGAGAATGGTTACCGCACAACTTTTGGAGAACCAAGAACAAGCAATTAGAGAAGAAAGAGAGTTTCTTTCCGAAGCTGTTCCAACAAACAGCACAGGTTCATCAGGTGCAACAGCAGGTTTCTCTGCTGGAGCAGATGCACCAGTGGCAGGTTTCGACCCTGTTCTCATCAGTTTAATCCGTCGTTCAATGCCTAACTTGGTCGCATATGACCTAGCAGGTGTACAACCAATGACTGGACCTACTGGATTGATCTTCGCAATGAGATCCAAGTTCAACACTATGGATGGAACAGAAGCACTATTCAATGAAGCAGATACAGCATTCTCTGGAGTGGGTACTGGTCGTTTGGATGCTAGTGTTGGTGGTCCATATTCAACAGGTTCTGACGGTAAGTCCGTTGGTTTCGGTACTACAGGTGGAACTCAGTCAACAGATCCTGGAGTTCTTAACCCAGTTCCTACTAGTGGTGACTTAAATGCCAAACAGATCCAGTATAAAACTGGTCGTGGTATGGATACAGAGAAATCTGAAGCACTTGGTAGTGATGATCAGTTTAACGAAATGGCATTCTCAATTGAGAAGGTCACCGTTACTGCGAAATCCAGAGCACTAAAGGCAGAGTACAGTTTAGAACTTGCTCAAGACCTTAAGGCAATTCA